GCTAGGTACAGAAACAATTAGCGTGTTGGAATTGTTATTAACAGTAATTGCACCGCTACTTTGGTTGTTATCAAATTCAAATATTTCGCCATTTACTAAAGTGGTTGCATCGGGCAATTTAATGGTTTGACCGCCTGAACCAGTAATAGTGTATCTGCGTACAGAAGTCGCAGTTAATACTATTTGTGTTCCTGAAGCGGCAGTATTGGTATATCCATCATTAAAAGCATTAGCATTTATATTTACATTGGAATCACGCAAAACAACGCTATTTGCACCGCTAGATACAGTAACTCCTGTACCGCCATTTACTACGGGGACTACGCCAGTTGTAATATCCCCATAACCTAAAACGACTGTACCTGTATAGCCGTTTACGCTAGTAACAGCGTCAGTATTGTCTACCTTCTGCCAAACCGACCCGTTATATACCGCCCAATCGCCCACCACCCAATCTGTAATGCCGTTGAGGTTAGTGTTGCCAGCAACATTAACAACATAGTAATAACCCTTAGTACCCACACTAGAGGTGAGAGTAGGTGTATTAGTGCTTGCATTCCAAGTTCCTTGATAACTTAATGCGCCTAGAACTGCGGCAGGAAGCTGGCTAACTGGGACTGTACCGCTACCATCTAGGCTTGCAACACCATTAGCTATGCCTTTTGTTGCAGTTGCAACATAATCGCTAATAGTAACGCCTGACATTGAACCACCAGTAACAGATATGTTATTGCTGTTTTGGGTGGACATTGTTCCAAGACCAGTAATGTCGGTATTTGGAATAGTGCTTGCCGCAGTCATAGTGGCTGTGCCATTACCCTTAACATAACCAGTTAGGGTTGATGCACCTGTGCCTCCATTAGCTACTGGTACTGTGCCTGTTAATACATGGTCATCATTCCAATCACTTGGGCGAACTAACGATGTGTCTGCATCGTCAGGTATCGTTGAAACCTTACTATGCTTGACTGTAATAGCCATTATTGGACTCCGATGATTTTGCCGTCTTGACCTCTAACAACCGTCTTAGGGCGATTATGTTGGGCATTAATTGTGTCTACAAGTGCTGAAATTGCTTGAGCCATTTGTTGATTTCCTTGACCAATAGCGTTAGCAATAGGTTGCATTGGGTGTTCCATAGCGTGCGCTAGGCTTTCTTCAGTCATATAGGCTTGTGCGCCATCAGACTCATCTGCGCCAATTCGAGCTACTTCAATTTTTGCGCCATTGTTGATATGAGCAAGAAGAACTTGAGTATTTCGCTCAGTCATCATCTTCATTTGGGCAACTTTTAGCTCCATCTCTCTATCCATCATATTGCGTTGCTCTTCAAGTTGGAATTTGAGCTGGTTTTCTTGCGCCTGGTACTCTTGTTTGGCTTTTTCTAACTCCATTTGACCTTGCAGTTTAGCTTGCTCTAATTGAGCAGTCATTTGAAGCTGTTGCATCTTAGCCTGGCTATCCATCTGTGCTTTTTGAATCTCAACAGGAGGCTGTTTAGGCTGACCTTTAGTCTGCTCGTACTGTTTACGCAAATCATCAGCAGTTTGGTCAATAATTCCTTCTAATTGCTTGCCGGCTTTAAATGCAGTTACGCCAAATTTAAGCATTTCGCATAGCATTGGGGTTAATTCAGGCGCTTGTGCTGCGGCAGGCAAGGCAGACTGCATAAATGAGCCTACAGCGCTTAAAAACGCAATTCTATCGGCTTTTTCTTGTTGCTCATCTTGGTAAATCATTGAGTCAGAAGTGACTTCAATGCGGAAATTCTTAGCAGACTCATCCCTTAGTAAAGCGATTGCTTGCGGAATAAGCTGCTTGTCTTGGTCAGACAGTTGCATTGCGCCAGAAATCTTAACAAGCGTGTCATCAGTAAAATGATTGCAAATAATCTGCGCTTTAATGGTTAAAAGCGAGGTAGCAAAATCTACGACTGCGTGTTGTTGGGTTTTTAAGCGACTAGCAGCGTTATTTGACTTGATAATCTGTGCGCCAAGGGTTTCGCTAGGGTCGGTTTGACCACGCTGAATATCAGCAATACCCATTAATTCATAGATTTGACCCTTCACTTGCTCCATTGCTTGATAGCAAGACATTAATGCGCTTGCAAATGGGGCTAAATCTACAAGGTCAATAGCACCTTTCATGCCTTGCTTTTCGGCAAATGCCATCCAGTTGTGAACTGGAATCATGGTGTTGTTTTCGCCTTCGGAGAACAGACGCTGTAGTTCAGAAGCCGAGGCATCGTAAACGCCACGCACCTTCAAAGCGTTAATCAGTCCGTCTATGCGGTCACAAAGGACATCTAATTCTCTAGCCTGGTCTTGGTAAATAACAAAATCAGGGATTGGCTCTAAAGAGTCGGTAGTCAGCGTTGCATAGAGTGGTTTTGGACAAGGCCAAAAATTCTCTAATTGCAAGGGGTCATCACGCTCATCAAGGATTTTGCCCAAAGACTTGGAAATCCACAGAACCTTGCCTGTTTCTTTGTCCCAAATTTCGTATATCAGCGCCTCATATACTCCGTCATCGGATTTGTAGGATTGTTTAAGGTCGTCAGGTTTGGTGTCTAAAGGTATCTTGTAACCTAATTCCTCGCCAAAACGCTCAACCAAAGCAGGGCGAGACATATAAACTCTGCGCCATACTGCGGTGACTTCTTCCCAAGTTCTAGCTATAGTATGACCAAAATCACGCCAATGGACATAATCAACAGGGCAACACTCGTACTCAATTCGCTCTTGGTTTTCGTTTGCCATACCTTCGGCAGTTTCAGCTTCGTCAGCATCTTCGGTAACTTCGAGTCCATCATCAGGTTCTCCCTCGCCAACGATATGCGGCTCATAACGAACCCAAGCTACACCACGACCACCTAATAAGCGGTCTAATACGGCATTGTTCATAGCGGACTTATAGTCCCCGTAATGCTCTAATTCAAATTCTAATGCCCTCTCTAACATCAAAGAGGCTACTCTTCCTATTGGGTCATTGTCCCGAAATCTACGGCTAACATCAGGTCTAGGAAGTCTTGCAAAGATAGCTGGCTGAATAGTCTGAACATTGCTCCAGAGGATGTTAAACCTTGCATTAGGGTTTCTGTCGTAGCGGCTATCATCTTTGTATTTTTTTACTATGCGGTCTACTCTGGCTTCCCAACGCTTATATGAGCGCTCATAGCCCATGATTGTTTTATACCAATCCTCGTAGGTGTGGTTTACAGTAGCTTTATCGTTTGCCATTAAATTCTTCCTCTTGAACTATTTTGTGGGTTTTGTTTCCACATATCATTCAAACTTACTTCGGTTTTACCTACAAATAGCCCTTTAATCGAGTCATCTTTAGAGGGTAACTTAGCTTCTTCTTTCCAGGCAATACTCAGCATCCTAAAGGCATCAGCACCATGAGAAGTCCAATCGTGCCTAGGTTTATCCCTAAAGACCTTCTTGTCCTCATCGTACTCACGCTGATACTGCCGCAAACATTCAATGCCATCTTCGCACTTATGGTCAAACCAAGCTCTAGTTAATGCTAGTCGTGTTGCTTGTATTCCATCTTGAAGTGACAAACTTGGCACAATTTTTAAAGATTTTAACGCAATTTTGTCTGAAAGTTGCTCAATTATGGACTTATTTGACGCAAGTGTCTTTGCTCTTGCATCGTGAGGTAAGTAGTGTGTGCCATACACATAGCCTCTTTCCTTCTCTCTTGACTGAATAATGCCGGCATAGAAAGCTACTGGCTGACCATTGCTAGAATGGTAATCAAGCATACGAATCTCGCCATGCACCACTTGAAACCACCAAATAGCGGTGTCATCGGAATAACCCAAATCCCATGCTGTATGCACAGGGAACATAGGGTCATACTCTATTTCTCTTATGCGCCCTTGGTCGGTAAGCTGTCGCATCTCTTTGCCGTAGTAAGCACCAATAATGGCAGACTCAAAGTCACATTCCCACTCAGCTAGGTACTGGTCTTGGGTTTGCATCTTCCTAGCATCGTCTAATTCTTCTTGCGGAATTAAGCCAGTTTGACTAGCTCTTAGCGTCTTTACATACCAAGTGTTGTCTTTGGTAGCGTTGTTATATATTTCCCAGAACTGGTTGTGTCCCTTTGGAGTCCCAATAAAGGTGGCCCAACCCCTTCTGTCTGATAATAGAGGCCTCAAGACAGCGCCCCACAAGGAAGGCTTCATATCGGCAAACTCGTCTAGCACTACGCCATCAAGATACAAACCACGCAGACTGTCAGCGTTATCAGCACCAAACAAACGAATCCTTGCCCCATTTATTAACTCCACCCATAGTTCTGAAACATTGTGATTAGCCCTTACAGGCTCTGAAAAGCGCATTAAGTAGTCAAAAGCAATAGACTTAGCCTGGGCATAGTACGGAGCGAGGTAGGCATATCT